AAACTAATCAATGCACTTCGTCTAACACCACCAACAACGACAATCTCTGCCGTTTTACAAACAATATCGTGACATTCAATAGAACTTAATTTTCTTCCGTGTGCATTTTGAAATATTTCTTTTGTAAATTCAAATAATCTTCTCAAAGGTTCAGGCCCAGATGCACGACCACCAAAAGTTTTTAATGGAGCACCAGCTGGTCTAACTTTACTTAAATCCCATTTAGGTATTTGTCCGTGATACAACATTGCAACAAGTTCTTTAAATGCTTTTGCCCAACCCATTTTACTATCTTGAACAACAATAGTCGTATCACTAGGGTGAAACTCATCTGCAACTGTTGGTAGATTACTAACAAACTGTCTTTCAACTGAGAAACCTACCCCAGTTCCATTCATTAGTACATATAGTATTTCGTCAAATGCTTGTGGTCTATCAACTGCAACATAACTACAATTATAACCAGCAATATTCTCTCTTTTAAGTGCCTCACCAGCAGTCATTAAACATCTCATAGAAGGCATAATTTTAAGATGTATTACTGCATCTTCCAACTCTTCTCTTAATGATTTATCTAAACTATATTTACAACTTTGTTTTAAATGTTCTTGAAAAAAATCAAAGTATCTTGTTACTGTTTCTCTCCAAGTTTCTCTTCTACCTTCTTTTGGTAGCCACCTTGAGTATCTTGAAAGGTGTATAAATTCTTGATATTTTGTTGGAAGTTTACCATTAAGCATCTATTTTTCTCCATTCGTTAAATCGGACTTTTGCCTCTAGTCCCTTATATGTGTTATCGTCTATTAGTTTCTTTATGTCTTTTACTCCAGACACAACCATTTCATTAATGTCTTTCTGTTTTATTTGTTCTGGAAACAAACATACAGAAAAATCATCTTCTATAAAACTTCTAATTCTTTTTACTATTTCCCTATTTCTTGGTTCATTATCTGGTATCAATGTCACATTATCTTTCTTATCAATTCTCAAATCAGAGTGTGCAGTTGCAACACAATTATCTAGAAATAAACTATCAATCGGGCCTTCAACAACATAAACTTTCCTACCCCAGTTGATACTGTCTAAACCATATAGTTTCTTTTCATCACTCAATCTAATGGTCAAATACTTTGGTTCTTCTTTACCAAATGCACGACCTTGTAGTGCGAACATTTTATTACTCTTATCTAAAAAAGGTATTACAAATCTTGGGTGGTCACCTTTTAAAGATGGAAACTTGTTCGGTATAAAAGTATTAACCCACTCATAAAATCTGTTGCAGAAAAACAACTTGTAGTGAAAACGACTTTGAATATGTCTATTTCTTACCCATTTAGTTACTGGGTGGTCTGGACTAAGTTGTGAAATTTTCTTGAGTTTTTTGAGTGGAGAATCTCCTTTTAGAAATACTGGTTTAGTTAAGTTCAAATCTTTTTTATTGTCGTCTGATTGTATATATACATTCTTATTTTTATAGATTTCAAATGTATATTCTTTGTGCAAATCACTATTTACATATCTTAACAGACTACCAAAGTCAGTAGATTTCTCACAATTATGACATTTATAAACATAAAATGTCTTATTGAATATCAGATAACCTCTTGCTTTAGTTTTAGACTTTTCTGAATCACCACAGTATGGACATCTGAAATTGTATAGATTACCAGATTTCTTTTTAAACTGTGATAACTTTGAAGATAAAAGACCAATATATTTTGTATCAACAAAAGTGTTCATAGATAAACATTATATACCATAATTAAAAGATTGTCAATACTATATAGCGAACATAATTACTTTGTGAAGAATAAATCCAGCGACTATTGAACCACCGATAATAATCCACCTCCACTTTTCTAATATACCTACCCTATTAGATAATTCTCTTTGAAGTTGATGAAATCTTTCAATATCATCTGAATTGTGTTTACTTATGAGTGTGACTATTTCTTTGTAATTTGATGTAACTCTTGAATGTAATTCTTGTATTTCTTTTTTTATTTCTTTTTCATTTTTTACTAATTCTTCTTCTTGTCTTGCAAGTTTTTCCTCGTGTACTGCAAGTATTTTATTAATACAGTTTGATACATCTGTAAGTTTAGTAATCGCAGTATCAAGGCGTGAGTGAATATGTTTCATATCACTTACATCTTTTTTAAGAAGTTCTAGTTCGGTTTTTATTGTCATAGTATAATTATTTATATGTGTTCAAATTTTTGACACCAATTATAATTTGACACTACCATTCAGATTTTACTAAAGTCCAAATTCCATATACTATAGCTGCATATGCAGCCCATGTTACAATACCTTGAAATAATAATGCAATAAGACCCATTGCAATTAACACAACACCATCAAGACTTGTTCTTTCTTCTAATCTATCTTTTACCCAATCTATTGAATCTTCAAACCATTCTTTCATGTTAGTCTCCTATTTGTAAATTTCTTTTTCTATGTTTATTCCAAGCAAACCAACCACCTAATCTAAGTGCCCAGTACGCAAGATAGTTTAGAAAATAGAAACCATTTATTTCTATGTTTATATCTCTGAAAATTTTATCTGCTTGTTTTTGGTCAACCACCAACAAAGAACTTTTTTGTAAAGCAGGTTTCAGAGCTGCATATTTATAAGCATAATCGTGGATTAAACCACCTAAAAGTAATACCCCAACTGGTGATAAAAAAGTTGCTAAAAACTTAGGAACACTTGCACCGTCAAAAGAAAAACCTTTTGGTATTACATATTTAATACCATTTAGTTCATAATGAAAATCTTTTGATATTTGCCATCTTCTTCTACCTAATAACCACATCAATATTGCACCCCAAAAACCTTTATCTCTGGTTGCAATTCTGATAGGTCTCATATGTGGATACTCATCATATTTAAAATTGACTCTCCACTTATTTGCTTGTTTTTTATCTAAAAAATTTATAATCATACCAATGATTATCAATATGATTACAACTGTCCACTGCCAGAACTGTTCTGCAAGTGATAATATCATTTCCATTATTTCTTTTCCTTTGGTTCGTAATATTCTTTATACGATTTGATGATTTCTGATTTAGTTTTGAGATTGTGTCTTATTTGTGCAAAATTCTTTGCAATAAGTTGATAGTCATTATCTGTAAGACCAAATAAAACTGGGTCAATACCTTCTTCTTCTAGTTTTTTAAACACTTCTTCTGCATTTTCTGATGTGATAACAATCCACTTTATTGATTCTAGTTTACCCAAAACAGGCTCCTCTAAACCAAGAGGTTCTCTTTCAACTGGTGTGAAAAAAGTTTCTATCTTCTTGATACTAGAACAACTAGTAAGGAATATAATTAGGGTTAGCGATAGAAGGACACTCCCTATTGATTTCACTTTTCTTTGTTGCATTTATTTCTTTCTCTGTTAGTGGTGAACCAGATGATATTTCTACACATCTAAGTGCAGCTGCACTTGCCTTATTTATTATTCTTTGAATCACTTTATCTTTTGCGATTGCAGTTTTACCTATATCTCTATCACCTTTAGTAAATCGTTTATCTAAATCATTGAGTTCTTGTTGAAGATTGTTTGAGAGTGTTGTGAGTTTTTTATTTGTTTCAAGTATGGTTTCAAAATCTTTTTTCTGTTGTTCTATTACCATTTTTTGTGATTCAACACTTTGTTCTAATACCAGATTGTTTGCTTTGAGTACAGCGTTGTCTGCACGAAGTTTGAAAACATAAGTCAACGCACCACCGATACCTATAATCATCACTAAAGTGATTGCCATTTTTGCATAACCAAATATCATTTACTTAAAATCTTTCTCTGATATTCCACGCATTAGTGCTAAAAAATTTCTATGTTGACTATTTGGTATATCTAATACACCAGTGTTCATTATAATAGACATCTTCTTACCACCAAATCGGTCATCATCAAATGCAAGTCTAATACCACCTCTCATAAATCTACTTTCATCAACTTTTTCTTTTTTCTTCTTCTTTTTAGATGCATTTAAATCAGCCATAGGTTTGGAAGTTAAATCTGCATAAGGGAAGTTGTAATATTCTTTAAACTTTTTCATCTTATCCTACGCAAACTTTACTTGTTTCATTGCAAACTTTTGTAATTTTAAAAAGTCAACAAGTGTTCCGTTCATCAATTTTTCTATTTTCTTTTTATTATCTGGTTTTACTGCATCATATACTTTCATAATTGCATTTGCAGTAAATAAGTCAACAGTTGCCTGTTTGTCTTTGAACTTAACTTTTTGATTTTGTTTTCTTTTCACAATGTTTTGTAAAACTTTTAAATTAGTTTCTACAAGTTCGTGTTCGTTTCCAAAGTCATTTACTTTTTCCATTATTTTTCCAACAAAATCATTTGACCTAAATGCTTCTTCTTTTAGTTGTTTGTTTAACATTTTGTCAATTTGTGGATTAGATGCACCTTTTTCTGTTGGACTACCCATAGATGATTTACCTAGAACAGACCTCATAAAATCATTCACTTGTTTCTGTGAACCTTTTACTCTAACTTGATTACCCATCATTGCAGATTTTAATCCTAACCCTTTAGCGTTTTTTGCAATCTTTAATGCCATTTGATTTGGATTATCACCTTTTACAAATAAATTTGCAACTGCCTCTTCAAGTTCATTAACTTCTATCATAGGTTCTTCCTTTACTGTTTCTTCTACCTTAATATTATATTTTTTTGCACTTTTTTTAAGGTAGTTCACTATGGATTGAGTTGACCTACTATCCATTTTTGCGTGTACTTTTATTTTATAATCATCTTTAGGGTCAGATTCTAAACTTGCAATCTGTTGAGCACCCATACCACCCTTTTTCTCTAAACTTCTTCCTTCATAATCTACAATACTTCCTCGTTGAGTAAAGTTTTGTGCTCCAGTACCTTTATTCATCTGAACGAAATCATCTATAACTTTTTTATCTTTTGGTTTTAATACTTCATCAAGTTCAACTTCTTCTTTTAAATCTGGAACTGGTTCTTTTTCAATATTCATTGTAGTTTTGTTACCAGTTTCTTTTTCGTATTTTTTTCTTTCTTTATCAATCGCATTTCTGTTTTTATTTTTTGCAATCATTCTACCATTATCATTACGAACAACATATATGCCTCGCATTTCATCAAGTTCAACTTCTTCTGTAACTTTTCTTGCTTCTCTTTGTTTTAATATTCTTTCAACAAACTTTTTTGCAATTCTTGTTCTTCCGTCATATAACTTTTTCTTTTTTCTCACAACAACTGTTGGGTCATCACCAGTAGCTGCAACACCAGCAGTAGATGTTGTCGGCGCATCTTCTTTTACATCTTTCTCTGGAAATCCAGTAAAAGGGTCTACTCTTACATATTTTTTCTTATCCATTAAATTTCTCCTAGTGCATCTTCTACTGATACTGGTTCAATATCATCCATACTTACAAAAATCTTACTATTACTATTAGTATGTAGGACTGCAAAAACTGGAACACCTAATACTGTATCAGATGGTAATGTGTCCTCTAATGTTTCTACATCATCATCTTTTTTTAGTAAAGGTATATCTTCATCATCATCTTTTATAATATCGTTTGACAGTTTATAAACACCTTTTGGTAATTTACCATCAACTAATTCTACCTCTTCAGTAATTGTATCATCTAACTTAATATCGTTTTCTTTTATAAACTTTAAAAATTCCCTTTCAAACATTTTAGGGTCAACACTCTCTTTGAAAGTGTCCTTTAACAAAAAAAGTGCAGCTGCATAAGTTCCAACTTTAGAACCTAATCCAGGCACTCTTGCAAAAATTCTTTTAATATTGAATACTAATTTGTGAAGGACTGTGTATGCATTTCTCTCTTTTATTGTTGAGAGTTTTGTTGGTTGTGTTGTTCCAGGCACAACTTGTCGTATACCTTTGTCATCAATAATACCAAGTTTAAATGCTTCAGTTTTATTAAACGGTGTAACTAATAGTTTTATAAATCTATAAGTTACAAATAAATCTATCGCAGTTCCCATTAAATATTCCTTAAAATACTTTCTACTTTTTCATCATTCTTTATATCTTTTAGTTCACCATCTGGAAGAATGTTTAATAATTCCATAAATGGTTTAACATATTTCCATAACGAAGTTTCTAACTTAAATAACAATAATGTTGAACACGCATCTGCACCAAAGACATTATTTAAAACAATTATATGATTTAAAATCAATCGTTCTTTCAAAGGCCCATTGTCTTGATACTTTCTCAACAATCTCTTGATATATTTAAATCTTTTCATATCATCAAGAAATTCTTTTTCATTATCCCCTTGAGGATTATTATAATGTTTCATTGCATACATCATAACATTATCAGGCGTTATTTTTTCAAACATTATTTAATTTCGGCAGTTACCTTAAATTTTCCATTTTCTTTTTTTTCATAAACAAAGTTAATGGAACGACCACCTTCAACCCTATGCGAAATACCATCATCGTTAACAAACTCATCGTGTGGAGTATCAATATCTTTACCAAATCTTCCACCAAATTGTGTAAGTGGTGCAGATATACTTCCAGAATCTTCTACTATATCAACATTTGGAAAACTTAATCCAATACTTGCAAGTCTTCTTCTTACAACACCAATAGTTTGTTCTGGTAACATATGTTCCATATCAGCGATACAACCTAGAAATGAGTTTAGTTTTCTAACAACACTATCATCAGATACATCAATCATATCGTGGTCAGAATCGTGTTGTGCATTAGAGTTCGCAGGCTTCGGCCCTCGTAGTTCAGTGATATACTGTTTAAAATCTATCATTATGATTTCCCTAATTTACCTTTTTTCTTTGAACCATCAGCACGAGGAATTAAACCTCGTGCCTTTAGTCTTGCAAGAGCGGTGAAACCTATTTTCTCACCTCTCTTATATTTTTTCAACATAGTATCAAGATGGTCACCCATCTTTTTACCTTTCATCTTTAAGTCAGACATTACTGAATGACTGTTGCAATGTTTGTTGCAAAAGATGAAGTTGCAACTGCAGCCCAAGCAGTACCAGTATAAAGTAGTTGTACTGATTCACCAGCTGCATCTAGTACAACAGTAGTACCAGAACCAACTGTGGCGGCAGGAGTTACAGTGATGTTATTACCAGCAGTAGTACAAATAATTGTTTTCAACTGACCAGTTACACCAGCTGCAAGTGTTACAGTTACTGCACCACCAGATGAGTCAACTGTTGAAATTGCAGTAGAAACTGAAACGGCAGTTGAAGTGTTAGTTAGTGCTTCTGAACTGTTAGTTGCAATAAATGTTGGAATATAATTAAATACATTCGCAGCTGAAATTTTCTTATTGATAGGTGTACCAGTTGGGTCATCTACAATGTGAAATAAATCAGCAGATGCGATACCAGACCCTAAGTCTGTTAACGCAGTAATTTTCTTATCAGCCATATTTTATCTCCTATGGTCTAAACCCCAGCAATAGTTTGGGGAATGTTACTGTCGGCATTGTTTCCGACATCAGTTTTTTCACCGAATTCATTACAAAGCGCTATGGCACCAGCGATAGAGAATTTAGTTTGTTTCAACGACTCTACTTTTTTGAGTGCCTCTACAAGTTGATTCTCTACCTTTGATAATTCAACTTGTAATTCTTCTTTTCTCGTTTCAATATCTTTTAATTCCAAAGACATAATATACTCCTATAATTTAGATTCTAACTATCTGGTAGTGCGATATCATCAGCAGCATCACCAGAAATACTAGAAGCGGCAACTAGAGTTTCATATTGAACTCTACCAGCACGACCACCAGTACCAACAGTTTTCTTAACCCAACCGACATGAGAAATCTCAGTTGTATTAGTATCACCATCGTTACCTAAACCAAGTGAAGCGACAGCAGTTGCCGTTGTAGCACCAGTAACAATAGTAAATGTTTGTGCATTATGACCAGTACCAATATTAATCGCAGTTCCACCAGAAGTGGCTGCAATTTTAAAGGTATCGTCAGTTTTATCTCTAACAAATACAGTTTGTCCGTTAGTTACATTGGTCATCAAAGTACCACCACCTACTTGGTTGTAAGTGATTTGGTCAGTATCTGATAAACCATGTCCAGCAAATGTGATTACATTTGAACTAGCATTTACAGCACTTGTAGGAATAGTCATTTTAGGTGCTTCAACTGTTACAGCTGGTGTAGATTGATAATCAGAACCTACTGCTGTTACAGTAATTGCAGAAACTGCTCCACCAGAAATTGTTGCAGTTGCAGTTGCAGTAGTACCAGTTAATGTTTGTGAGTTATTACCTACATTACTTGAACCACCAGTAAAATCAATGGCAGTACCAGCTTGTGCGTTAGAAAGTGAACTTGCTAACTTAATAGTGTCTGCATCTACACGAATAACAAATAATTCAGTATCATCTGCAATGTTACCACTATTTTGTGCAAGATTAGTTCCACCTTGACTATTATAAGTCAATGATGTACCAGTTCTTAAATTGTGGTTTGTTAGTGTAAATGTATCGTTTGCAAGTGAAACATTTGCAGTTGCAAGAGTTCTTGCAGTTGGGCCTGCAACAGTAATAGTTGGTGCTTGTACATATCTTGCACCAGTAGTTGATGTTAATGCAATATCAGTTACATTGTCAACACCAGCAACAGATTCGCCCTCATCTATACCTAATACATTAGTGTCAATAGTTCCACCGTGTCCGTCTATTGGTGGTCTTGATACGGTAGCGGCGACACCACTTTCTGTACTTCCACCAAAGTCAGATGTTAATGTAATACCAGTATTTGTTTCACCAATAAATGTTTGTGAATTATTACCAGTACCAGTTAAGTCAATTACTGAACCACCTTCTGTTGCAGATACATCTATTGTATTTGCATCGTGAACAGTTTTAACAAATACGATTTGTCCGTCTGTTAGTCCAGCGATTGCAGTTCCACCAGCTGCACTATATGTGAGTGGTGTGTTTGCAGTATATCCGTGTGCAGTAATGGTAATTCTTTCATTACTTGCGTTCACAGAAGATGTAGCAACTGTTCTAGGTGGTGTAAGGTTTTTTACTCTCACTTTTTCTCCACCAGCTGTAGTCAATACATCACCGATTTTTACTTCGGATTTGTAAGCTCCACTAGCGTTAGCTTGTACAATCGCACTTCCATTTGTAAAAGTGTGAGTACCAGACAACGAGGAGCCATCATTCATACTCCATAAACTCATTGTTTTCTCCTTATAGTTTTATAACTATTTATAACCTAATTTTTTCAATTCGTTCAATGTTGTACTCACAGATAAATGATGTATTCCTATACCACCTTTTGATTTCCACTCTTTAATATTCTTAGCGTGGTCATCAATCAAAACATTAGGTTTGTTGTTTGTCATTGCAAAATCTTGTTTTTGAGAACGCCTTACTAAATGTATACGACTTCTCTGTGTTAATTTCAAATTCTTTCTCAACCATTTCATTTTACCAGGCACACAGTTACTATCTTTTGTTGAATATGCAGATAATATATGTGAACCATATTTATTAACGAAACTCCATAATCTCTTTGCACCAGGCATCCAATCTAAATTTTCCCAAAAGGTTTTATTCTTATGAATGGTTGCCCACCTTTTTGCATTATCCATTTTTACAAAGGATTGACCGACTTCTTTGTCAGCACCCTTTAAAAAATCAACCAACACCATATCCATATCACAAAATAGTGTCGGTAATTCCTCTTTCTCATTTAATGTAGAATTATAAACATCATAAAAATCTTTCACTTTACCTCTCTTTTCATTCTTTGTTATTATAACATACTAT